AGTCGGCGCGTTCTGCCTTTCTGATCTCTCTTCTAAGTCCTACTGCTTTTTCTGTTTCACCATCCAGTACCATGTTTTGGTACTCAACTTCTTTTGCGTCAAAATCGTATGCTTCAGGCGCTTTTTGGGCTTTCTCATTAGCTGCGTTCATCTCATCTAGTTGTTTTTGTAGCGCCTTCTGCTTGGCAAGTACTTCATCAAGCCTAGCTTTAGGGACCATTGGCTTTTTAGAGGTCTTTTCCGCAACTACAGGCTCTTCTTCTAACTCGTCTTCTGTTTCTTCTTCTGTGCTTTGTTCATCTTCAGAAACAGTTTCCTCAGAGTCTTCTTCAGCACTTTCTGCTACCAATTCTTCCTCGTCTTCGGCACTTTCTGCTACCAATACCTCCTCTACCTCGGTGAAACTAAGGTCTAACTGGGAGGAACCATCATCTTCCATGCGATCCGCACCTGGCATCAGTTCATACTGCATGGGGGCTTCTTCTTGGGTCGTATTTTTATCTTCACTCATATCAAAATCCTATTGGGGTTGGGGGGGTGGACTTGTCTTGGCTGCTTGCAGCGCCGTTGTGGCAAGTTTGGTAGCGGCGCTAGTCTGCATTTGATCAGCGCGTTGTTGGTTCGTAGCGGATGACAGCTCTCTTCGCAGATTAAGCTGCTGTTGACCCATATCTATCTTCGCTTGGAGCTCCGCCATACGCATTTGCGGATCAACTTCCGCAACATCTTGTACTTTCGCTATATTGACGGCTGCTTCTGACTGGATCTTCTTGATTTCCGCTTCTTGCTTCGCGATCTCAAGCTGAACACCCATCATCTCGATCTCTGCCTGCTGAGCTGCTGCAGTTGCCTGTTCTTCAGTCATCGGCTCCTGGCCTGTGAGCATGCGAATACGCTTAGCTAGCTCGCCTTTGCGTGCAAGGTGGCTGTACTCGATGATTGCATCGTCTGGTATGGCAACGCCCGCTTGCCGTAGGTTAATAGCCTCTGCGAACTGGACTTCATCGAAGCTATCTCTGGCTGGTGCAGTAGCTACGACAACGTCGTACTCACCTAGCATTAGGTTATTGATCACTTCACCTTCCGGTGTCTGGCCATTTATAACCATCTCTTCGCGAGGCTTGAGGGGGTCATCCTCATTCGTGACTTGAATAACGCGCTCTTCTGTGTAGAAAGTCTGAACGAGGTTGAGTACCTTCTCCGCTAAGTACTGACGTGATTTTCGTAGGTTATCCAGTGGCACCTGAATCATTACTGCGCCGCGATTCTGTTTAGCCTGGATGGCAATACCTGATACTTCTGAGCTATCAGTACCGAGCATCGAGTCGTTCACACCGGAGATAGTCTTGATGTTTGCCGCAGCTTTCTGCGCGATGCGGTCTAACCCAGTAGGGATCTGGTTCGCCTGGATCTTCTGAGGGGCGTTCGTGCCGCGTGCATATTCAAGCACTAGGCCGGTCTCTGCACCGTGTTCCTCGAGGTCGTCTGCGGTCATGCCGACCAGCGAACCGGACTCAACCATCCATCCGCTATTAGCTGTAGTATTAACTATATGCAGCTCTTGAGACGCTATTTTGTTTAGCTGCTCCTGCGGGGAGAGGAGGTTGCGCACGACACCAAAAGGTCTGCCGCGCCGGAAGTAACAGAAGAAGGGGACGACAGTAAACTGGTTATAGGGCGACCAGTCATCGTGCAGAACAACCTGATCGCAGGTAACAGTCCACCGCACTTTACGCAGAGCTTTTGAAATGAGCTCCAGCTCATACTTCTTAGCAAATTTCTTTACCTTGCCCTCAGACCATGCGGAGGGGGCAGGGCGCTGGTCACCGGTATTTGGATCAACGAAGAAAGTACAGCGTACAAGTTTCTTATGCTGGCGCTCGACAACTCGTAGCGACTTAACATTTCTATATTCGTCATCACCCGGTACGCCTGCACCGAAGTGGTCGTCATTGTTATCGGTGTCGCCGAACCGCGTTTCTTGATACTCAACAGAGTCAGGTCCGAAGCTCATACCGTTCTCGGCTACAAACAACAGGCGCTCCGCCTTGCTCTTGCCATATAACTCCTCGATCTCATCGAGGGTCATCCACTTGGTCTTGAATATTTCGCCCCAGGTTTTAGGGTCGGCGTCCTTGGCATCTGGATCGATGAGGATATCTAACGGGTCTTCAGCTGTGATTCGAATCTCACCTTCTACGTGGTCACTGAAGTCCATGCGTACATCAAAAAACCCACGGCCATCCATAATTAGGCCGTCGCTAAATACCTGCTGTTCAACCCAATCTAATTTGTTGTTATCAGAAATCTGCATGTACAACTTATTGAGTGTATGGGCTACCTCTTCGGAGCCGCCTCTTCGCGGTTTAAATTTAATATCCGCACGGCGATTAGACTGTTCACCGAGAATCGTGTTCACAGTAGGTAGTATGGTGTTGATGGTTAGAGCGGGGCGGCCCTCTTGTTCGAGCATCGCCTGATCCTCTTCGTCCCACTGATCGCCTTGATAATACCTATCACATTTGAGCGCCATCTCTACGTAGTCTAAGTGGCCGTTATCCCTAGCGCGCTCGTACCGAGCCCACTGGGTGCGTGTTATTTCTTCTTCCTTCGCAGGACTAATCTTGGTTGCTTTCATTATTTATGCGCTCATAGCTGATTTAGTGCGTTCACCTTTGAAAAGACCAGGTAACCGGTCTTTCCAGCTCGGCACATGCTCAACGCGCTCAACAAAGGTGCTGAACTCCGTCATCATGAGACCTATCCAAGCCAAGGCGTCTACCTGATCGTCGTGTACCCCTGAAGGGAAGCGCAGTAACTCTGCTACCAAAGGGCCCGTAAATTCTTCATCTTTGGGCAGAAACACCATGCCCTGCTGCATCCGACCTTGGATTGCTCTGGCACGCGCCTCTTTATCTCTGCGGCCAGTCTTCAAATCTTTAAAGTACGCTTCGTATAATCCGCGCTCACGTACGCGCTTCTCGAGAAACGGTCCAAGGGCCATCTCAATGTGACCCTTCTCAATACCTATAATTGACGGCTTCCAGACCTCGTACAGATCAAGTATCTGCTCAACCAGCTCAAAGCCGTCAAACCGTCCGCGCACCATGTCCACGACGAACATCTGGTCGTACTCATCGACACCTACAACGATGCCAACGGTGTAGTCATTGCGATCGTTCTTGCCAATTGCCAGATCCCACGCGCAGTAGTAACGCATACGGTCTTCATCAATCTCGTCACGCTCGTAGTAATTGATCATGTCTCTGGTGAAGTAGTCACCATCGTCTGCCACAGGGTTCTGCTGGTACAGCGCTGACCAGTCTCTAGGGCCAACTGCTTTCTCTATTCGAGCAAGGGCTTCTTCGTCATATCGCTCTCGGTGGAGCGCTTCGCCTTGCTTTCTAAAGGTCTCATCGACCTCTGCTCTGGCGGGGTAGTTAACAACTTCCCATTGCTCGCCGTTATCTGCTGCTGCTTTAAGTAACCTTCCCGCAAGATCATCATCATGCCAACGAGTAAGGATAACCAGCACACCGCCACCAGGCGCAAGACGTGTGTACGCTGTAGACGTATACCAGTCCCAGGCACTCTCACGTGCGTTCTGTGATTCGGCGTCGTCACGGTTCTTTACCGGATCGTCAATGACAAGGATATGAGCACCCTTACCAGTAATACCCCCACCAACACCGGCAGCGACATACCCACCGCCAGAAGTAGTAAGCCATGCTTCAGCAGACTGAGAGTGCGGGTCCAGACGAGTTTTAAAAGCCGACTTATATCCCTCTTCACGCAGGAGGCCACGGACTTTACGAGAGAAGCCCATAGCGAGAGAACCAGAGTAAGAGCAGCTAATAAACTCGTGCTGCGGGTTTCGCCCGAGGTGCCAAGCTGGGAATGCCACTGACGCAAGTGTGCTTTTACCGTGTCGTGGCGGCATAAATAGCATAAGTCGCGGAGACTTCTTTTCGCTGACATCTCTAGAGAACTCCTCTAGCCGCTTACATATATCTTTATGCACCCATCCCGCTGAATAGTCGGGGTTAAACCGCTCAACGAACGGTAATAACCGTTTGCGAGTCAGGAACCGTAGAGCGAGTTCCGCGCGCGCTTTCTCTTCTACAGACTCTTCCTTCGTGGGCTGTGGTTCGGGGCTCGCGGGTAGCGGTTCTTGCTCCGCGATGTCCGCTTTGCA